TTTTTAGTTTTCTTCTTTGTTTTAGGAGCAGTAGTAAGCTTCTTAAATAGAGTATTACTGATCCACTTAGATTTACCAATTCTGCTATCAGCACCAATTAACAATCCTTCATCCACAAGCGTTTCACCGTAGTGAGGATTAGTTTTAGCAACAGCTTTACGGTCTTGGTTGATGCGACTAGTTAATTTGTTTAACTGTGCAATTAAGCCTTTGGTATTTCTGCCTTTCTTAAGAGCATTTCTAATTTCCTTAGCTACTTTTGCTCTATCGGCTTTATCATCCTGCTCATGCTTGATCAGACGCTTACGCTCACTAGCAGTAGCAGAATCATTTTTATCATGACGTTCTTTCTGCTTTTCATGGCGTACACGATCTTCATCGTATTTTTTCTTAGTAAGCTTAGTTAAAGTAGTAAGAATTTTAACTGGATTCTTAGTTTCAAGACTATGAAAATCAACAGTACCATTTGCAAGATGAACTGAGCGTCCAAAAATACGGGCCATGTCATGAGCATTGATCACATCTTGCCATGGAAAGATCCAACGTGGTACATTCACACCTTGTTGGACTTCTACAGAACCATCAGGATTTAAAATTCCTTCCTTATTATTAGTAGCTGGTGAATCATTGCCATCGTTTAAGATTGCAGGATAACCATATTTCTTTTTCCAATCAGTTCCGCTGGCCAAATGGATATTGCCGACTTTTAATTTACCGGTAAAGAATTTTTGAACATTACCTGCAGCATCTTGCAAACCTTTGACAGTATCATCAAAAGTTTTTGTAATGCCTTTCCACAAGTCATCCCAGAAATTCTTAATATCTTTGCCCCAGTCCTCGAATCCATTGAAGACTTTACTCAATCCACCGTGTGTAGCAGTATCAAGCTTTTTGTACATGCCAGAAACATTCTGACTTAAGCCTTTCCAGATACCAGCCACAGTAGTCTTAATATTTTTCCAGTTACTTGACCAACGCTTTTGCTCAATTTTTAATTGAGTTTTAGCAGTTTGACCTAATGTCTTGAAGAGGTTACCGTGATTCTTCTTTAGTCGCTTGCTAAAGCTACCAAAGTTTTTAGCAGTTTCGGAATTAGCCTTCTTGTTGGTTTTGATATAGTTCTTAGCAAACTTTTCCGTACTACGCATAATCTGCTTAGTACCCTTTGAAGCGTGCTTATATGCCGCATCCCATCCCTTTTTAAAGGTTTTACCAATACCACTAGTAATTTGCTTATATTTTTTACCAACGGATTTGTTAAAATTGCCAACATTTTTAGCAACAGACTTGTTAAAGTTAGTTACTGTCTTTTTTGCAGTATTAAAGCCATTCTGGAAAGTTTTGCCAACTCCATTAGCCCATTTTCTAAATTTGGGATTGTTCTTGTAAAGTAATGCAGGAATACCAGCAATTGGAGAAACTGCAGTTAATGCAAGTTCTTTGGAGTTCTTCTTAACGAAGGATTTGCCTTTGTTTAAACTTTGACCAAACTTTTTACCAACATCTGAACCCCACTTACCAATTTTGCTAAAGGCATCATGAGTAGACCAGCCAAGATTTTCTAAGCTCCAGAAATTCTTAGGTGGCTTTTTCTGGTTCCAACCATTTTGGAAGTTTTTGACGGCATCGCCGCCCCACTTGCCAACAATACCACCAATCTTTGCGCCGATTGTAGCACCAGCTGGGCCACCAAACCATAAGCCGATGGCACCACCAATACCTTTACCAGCGGCAGTACCTACATCTTCATACTGCTTTCGAGAACCAACTTTATCCTTAATTGCTTTAACAATTGAAGTTGCTGAGTCGACAGCCACTCCAATTCCAGCGGCACTAGTTCCGATCTTGCCTGCAGTAGTAAGATTTTTGAAGCCGCCAGCGGAATGCGCTGACTGCAGCAAACCATTTAAATGGCCAGCTCCACCTTTTTGAGTGAAAAGTCCTTTGCCAACTTGAACTGACTTTTTAAATCCGGCAACTAACTGTTTTCCTAAAGTTTGGCCAAAGCTTTTAGCCGCACCAAAACCAGATTTAAGCTTAGCCCAGCTCCACTTACCGGCAGAAGCTAATCCATGTCCAGTAGCCTTAAAGCCTTTAACTATTCCCTTACCAGCTTTAGAGCCTAAATCATTAGCTTTGCCCCAAGCTTTGGTAATGACTTTCCATGAAGACTGACCAAACTTACCGATCTTAGTAAATCCACTCTTAAATGCCTTGGTTAACGGTTCGATTCGATCGTGCATATTCCACATATGGATTTTTAGTGTATCCATTGCGTCTGTTGCATTTTTGATCGGATGAAGCATCCCTTTAAATAATCCAGTTCCACCCTTGGCAAGCAGTCCAATTAATGAACTCTTACCGATTTTCATAGTAGCTAAGGATGTTAAGGGACTAGTTACCGCCTTAAGACCTTTAACTGCAGCCATAGCAATGATGGCCTTACTAATCCATTGAATTGCAGTTTTATTCTTGGCCAAACCATCCATTGTAAGCTTAACCGTGTGCAATGGATCCTCGGTTTTCTTAGTATTGCCGTGAATTAAACCAAAAGATTTACCGATATCTCCGATAACCCCAGAGACATCCTTCCACATATCTTTGCCTAATTCAGTTCCGATATGAGTAACATCTGAAGTAATACCGGCAATATCTTTTTTATGCTTATCAATATAACCAATAGTCGTAGATAAAGCATTACCAATTGCAGCAGCACCTTTAAGCAATTCAGGACTGGCCATAATATCCTTTAAAGCTTGAAGACCAGATGTCTTAGCATCAAAGAGTGGCTTTGTCATCGTTTGCTCAAGCTTTTGCCATCTAACCTGCATAAACTTGAGCGCCCCACCTTGAGTAGAACTAAAGCCCTTGAAGGCAGTATCAGAATACTTAGCAGCGGATGCCATCCATTTTTGGAATTGAGTTTGCGTAACTTTACCGGTTTTAAGCACTGACTTAAGCTTGTCTTCTGACATGCCAGCACCACGTGCAAGTGTAGCCATAAAAGTAGGTGCAGCTTTGGTAATTCTACTTAAGGAGGAATAAGTAACTTTGCCAGTAGAGCCAATTCTTTGAAGCCCTGCTGACATTTGGTCAATCTGTTGACCAGTCATTTTAGAGCTATCACCTACACCAGCTAAGGCTTTAGACATTTGCATAGCGCCTTTAAAGCCAATGGTTGACCAGTTAAGCATGTGAGCCTGTAAATCGGATGCTGAATCACCAGCTAAATTAGTGTTAGACTTTAACTCACCAATTTGCTTATCCAGGGCTTGAATCTGTCTAGTGTTCATGCCCATGCCTTTGAATCTGCCATTGATCTTAGCAATGGCTAAATTCAAGTTCATGCCCTCTGTATAAGCAGATTTAAGGCTTGATCCTAAATTAGATACAGCATTGCTTACAGCATTACCAAGTGCAGATCCCATAAACACTTCACGCAATGTTCTATGAGTTTCTTGACTTTTTTTGTTAACACTAGAAATTTTAGCTTTTAATCTATCCCATGGTGTAGGATTGATTTTTCTTTGTTCTTCTTCAAGACCACTAACAGCTAATCTAGCTTTGTTTAATGAAGTAGCTGTTTCATTAACTCTGATCTGTTGACGTTTGTAAGCTTCACTGGTAGCACCAGCTTCACTAGCAATACGTTTTAATTCACGAGATTGAATTTCATATTGCTTAGTTAAATTATTGATTGAACTTCTATAGTCACTAATACGAGCTTCATTAGCCTTGTAGTGATTACCTTCACTTTCAAGACGGTCAACATATGACTTTGAAACAGCTGTAGTAGTTTTTAAAGTCTTTTGAGCTTCTGCTAATCCTGACTTGTAGTAAGTGAGAGAGCTTTTAGCCCTATCTTGCTGTTTAGTTAATGATTCAAGACGACTGGTAGCCTTTAAAGTAGTAGCGGCATTTTTTTGAATTGCAGTGCTAATACTTTCATAAGCTTTCTTGCCTTTATCTGTGGAAGCATCAATTTCTTCTTGTTGTTTCTTTAAAGATTTTTGTTTTTCAACTAAAGTATCAATATATTTACGTTGATTCTTAACAGCTTCACTTAAACCTTTATATTTAGCTTCAGCCGCTTCAGTAGTTTTACCAGTACTTTTTAAAACTGCTTCTTGAGCCTTCCATGCACTAGTAGTACTAGATACAGCTTGTCTTAATTGCCTTAATGTTTTTACAGGTTGATCACCATTTAATTTAATATCTGTAATCAGTGAACCAACTGGTATTCTTCCCGCCATTTTTTACCTCCTTTCTGTTTTGTCTAAACTTGCTGCAAAGTCCCATAGGTTCATTGGACGTTTTTCCTTTGGTCTTGCACTCATTACTTCCACAAGACGGTAGTAATCAGTATTTTCATAATCTTCTAAGGACATATGAGCATTAACAATCATTTGTTGTTCTTGATAATCAAAGTCTTCCAGCATTTCCTCATAGGCATGTACTGGATCAGGATCATTAAGCATTGTCGCTTTTGGAATCGTCTACTTGTAAGATTTTTCCAATTAAGTCAGTAACAAATTCACTGACATCACCTGGATCAGAATCTTCAATCTTATCTACTTGTGCATCTGATAAATGAAGAATCTTCTTTAAAAACTTTTCTTCTTCATCCAAAAGATTTTCTTGTGCAGTTAAGACATCAAGAATTGATTGATCATCATCGTCTTTGACCTTGTTAATTGCAATTGATAATTCTGCAAAAGTCTTTTGTGCCTTAAGACATGCACGTACATTTTTTACAGTTGTTTCAACTTCAAAAGTAGTTAAGTGCAGCTTTTTACCATTGATTTTTACTGACATTGATTGATATTCCTTTCAAAAAAGAAAAGAACGGCTTTTACACCGTTCTTGACAAAGATATTGATATTAATTTGCCACCACTACCCACCCTGCTAATTATTAGTGAGTAGTTGATGATGAAGGAATAGTGTCCTTATGAGTAGCATCATCAGGTCCCTTGTGAGTTGGATCATCAGCAGTTGAACCAGTTACAGTACCTGAAATAATCCAATTAAGCATCTTGTCGAAGTCGAATCCATCTTCATCTGAATAGAATTTTTCGTAAACCAAACCATCTGATGAACGTGCAGCGGCATTTAAAGTGAAGGTATCGTGTACCAAAGTTGGGTTTTCATTATCAGTACCCATAGTTAAATCACCGCCAGGTTTCAAATTGCCATATGGCAACGCAAAGTAAAGATCAACGCCAATGTTTGAGTTATATGAGTGAGCAATAACACCACCATATGCCAATGGGGTTGAGTCCTTAGCCATGTTCCCAAAGCCTAACTTGCTGTCCTTTTCAAGACCTACAATTGCATCATAGAAATTGTGCGGAATGTCGTTAGCACCAAAAGTACCAGTAATTTGATATGCACCAAAGTGTTGTTCAGCTTTTGCGTTAGAACCATAGACAGCTTGTGCAGTACGACTTAAACCAGTGATGTTAGCTTGAGTAGCACCTTTAGATGATTCCAAATCAATCTTAAATACACCATTTTTACCAATATTAGTGGTCAAACCACCTTTGGATTCATCGGTAACTAACTTACCGTCCTTGTCATATTTGAAAACAAGTAAATCATTTAAACCTTGAAGTTCCATTTTTCTCTCCTTTTAATTTGAAAGCTAATTGTTGGCTCACCAGAATTAGGGTCATATGTGTGCCCTGTAAAACTAGCTACGATTTGCCAACCATTAGCTACGAAAAAAGACATGAGCGAGTGTTCAAATTCGTTCATGTTTACTTTTGTGTTTTTACTATAAAAAACGTTTATCGCTAAACGTTGTATCTGTTCCGTGTATTGGTTACTACCTGATTCTGTAAAATCAAAATTCACTTCACTAACAAGTATATCCACAGAATCACGTGGAGTACGCTCACTAGTACCAACTGCAAAACTGTAGGCTTTATGCAATTTAGGAAGATTAGAGCTGTTTAGCAAATCTACTACCTGTTTTGCTACAGTACTCATTTATCTAAAATCTCTCTGAATTTTTCAGCATTAGCTTTTAGTACTGCTTCTGCAGCTTCCTTTTCTGCATGATCTTTAAAATGAAGGTTGGATATTTCTTTTTGAGACATATCACGTGTCCCATCATTTACAAAACGAGCGACCATTGCATTATATTTATCTTCCCAGCCTACTGAAGTATCACCAGTATTACCATCGTTGACTTCATAACCTGCTTTATAAGTTATAGCGTCACGCATGTGTTTAGACTTACGGCCATGACCAGCTGACCGTGCATGTGCATAGCTTGTATGAGACATTGGAGTGTTCTTTTTAAGCACTTCAGCGTAAGTCTTAGCCCCTTCACCAGTGATAGCTGATTTTTGACTAGTAGATAGATCAACTTTTTTAGTGATCTTATCTAGCCAATCATTTAGGCCTTTATCTAAATCAACCATCACGGTCTGTCACTTTTGTGAGAGTTATGAGATCGCCTGCAGTTGGATTTTGAAATGGATCAAGATTGATGTCACTCACTTCATACAATTTCCCATTGTATTGAGCATGAGTAATACCATCATAATTTCTGCGATGGTGAATAACGACAATAAAAGATTCATCGTGATGATGTCCTTGATTTTGAATCATTTGAGTAGTAGTTAAGCCCCATCGACCACATAAAGTAGGGCTAGTTAATGCTTTAAATTCATTAGTAGGAAGTCCATTATCATCTTCACTATCTTCTACAGTACCAAAAGTGATCCTATTACTCAGTCGGTCCCATGTCTGTAGTTGTACCATCGTCATTCACCACCTTTGTTTCATCATAGGCCCCACGGAGTTGGCCTATAATCTGCTTAGCCGTTGTACTTGATACAGCAGATGTAGGATGCAAAAACCAATTAGCCGCAATTGCATTAACTGCTAACTTATACAGTTCAAATACTGATTCAGTTTTGTAAAAACTTTCATCAGCATCATCACCGATTGCACCTTGAACGTAATTTTCAGCGCCTTTCAGTGTTGCTTTCATACGTTCTTCATCTGAAAAATCCAATGCATCATCATCAGGTAAGTAACCAAGTGAGCGCTTAAGCCCGTCATCAATTGTTAAATAAGTGGTCATTATTGATCACCTACTTTCTACTACTTAGTTGGAGTAGTGCTTGCTGGTGCAGTAACTGCTTGCATAAGCATTGGTTGACTTTCAACCTTATCAAATGAACCTGAAATCATCGCTTCATCATCCCAAATCTTGGTATCAAATCTGTTCAATGCACGGATTGCAGTTTGGTTACGTCTAAATGCCTTATCAGCAATGTTAGAAGTAAGCAATGACATTTGTTGACGGTCATACATGTGAATAAATTCCTTAAAGTTGCCAAAGTAAAATGGATGGCTTTGATACTTGCCACCAACAGTAGTGTTGTTAGGAAGGTATCTGTCTTCAACCACACGTACGTTAATGTATTGCATACCATCCATGTTGAAGGTGGTTTGTTGAGTACGTGGATCAACGTTCATGGCACGTGAACCGTCTGACATACGAACCTTAGCTAAGGTCAAGAAACCAGACTTGTTAGTTAACAAGGTAGCGCCACCCCATAAAGCCATATCCAATTCACCTAATGCATCAATAATGTCATCAAGCTTAGTGATAGTAGCCTTCTTTTGTGAGTTAGGAAGTAAACCAACAATCTTTGAGTTATAGGTAACAACATTCTTACGTGCAATGTGTTGGTTTAACCATGCTTCAATATTTGCGTTTGAGTCATTGATTAAATCATTTGGAGCAAAGAATACATCACCATAATCATGAATGTTATAGCTAAGCTGCTTAACTGATGGGTAATCGCCTTCCTTAATGTCTTTATCTTGCCACTTGTAGTCTGAATTATTAGTTGAATCATCAGGAATATCATCCAATTGATCCATTGGAATAATTTCAGAGAATGGTTCAATGTTTCTAGCACCGTGATCAGTACCAACATTTTCAATAGTTACTAAATCACGCAAGTCATCATATTGACGCATCAAAGTGTTAATTTGAGTTTGTTGATCATCAGGAATAGTCAAACCAGCATTGCCATCAGCAGTTGAACTTGATGATAAGTTTTCCATGTACTTCATTGGGTTTCTAAGCATATCCTTGAAACCTGAAGCAATGTTCTTCGACTTTTCTTCAGTCTTATTTTCAACAGGCTTATTAGCAGGCTTGTTAACCTTTTGAGCTTCTACAGCATCGTCATAGTTTTGCTTAGCAAAATCACGAGCTTGAACAGCTTTGTTGTAATCTTCAGTCGCCTTCTTCATATCTTCAGCAGAAACAGATTCAGGATCAGCTTCATAATTCTTTTGTAAAGCTACCTTCTTATTAAAGAGATCAGTAACCTTATTACCTGCTTCAATCCAGGCATTTTGTAATTCTTGTAAATTCATACGTTCTCTTCTTTCTATTGCCATAACAAAAGGGACAAGTCTTTTTTGACTTGTCCCTTATCTGTATCTTCTTTTGAATTTTCAATGGGTTTAGAGTCATCGTCGGACTTTTCATGAATTAATGTCTTGATCTTATTAATTGCACTGCTACTTAAAACAGGCACTCCATAAGCATTAACTACAGCTGGTGCTTGATCATTTTCAAACATAATAGAATCAGCAAAACCTTTATCTACCGCTTGTTTAGCATTCATCCAAGTAGTCGCACACATCATACGGTAAATTTCTTGTTTATCTAAACCAGTTCGCTTGCTGTAAAGATCAACATAGGTTTGATCCATTGAATCTAATGATTGTAATGCACTAGTAAGATCATCCACATTACCTTCAACACCAACACTTACTCTATGAATCATCATTTGAGCGGTTGGTGACATTTCAACTTTATCAGCCGCTAATGCAATCCATGAAGCAGCAGAGCAAGCTTGACCAACTACTTGAGCAGTTACATTGCCTGGATATTTCTTTAAATCGGTATACATTTCAGAACCAGCATCAATGTAACCACCAGGTGAATTGATTTCTAATGTGATATCTTGACCATTAGCATCATTCAGTGATTGCTTTAAATCATCAGGAGTTAAATTTTCATAACCTAAGAATGTATACATATCAGTTAAATCATTAGGCACGATTATCCCCTTGACTGGTACTATTGTCATCGTCTTCACCTCCTTCATTTACTGGAATGATTGGTTTATCAGGAGTTGGTAAATCATCAGGCAAATAACCATAGTGCTGTAATACATAGCGTCCTTGATTACCTGATAAAATTCCTTTACTTGATAAATCACCAATTTCAGATGCAAAGTTATCACCAGTTGCATCAATAGCTGGTCTCACATCATAGGTAATTTGGCTGTTCAATTTATTGGATAGTTCACTTTGAACTGCACCAGCATAACGATTAATAGCCTTAGCATATTGACCACCAATTTGAGTGATGTTACTTTGTTGGTCACCTTGACCATTAATATAAGAATCAGGAACACCATAGACTTTGGCAATTTGCTTACCAGTCCAATCTGCTTGTTGCAGTAGTTTTGCTACATCGCTTTTCACTTCCAACGGTTGATAGGTCTCTAAATCATCTAAAACGATCGGACCATTATCAGAGTTATTAACTTGACGCATAAATTCACGTGATCTAGCTGACTTCTTTTTCCAATCAAGCAGACCGCCACCAGTAACACTTAAAATTCCTGGTGCTTCCACAGATTGAGAAAGAGCATGGAGTGTTAAACGATTGCTTGCATCTTTGATATTTAGTTCATTAGCTAAACCAGTAAGTGGTGAAACACCAGTCTTACCACCATTCTTTGATACAAGTCTGATGTGGATCACATCGCTTTGTGGTACGTTCTCCTTTGTTTGAATATCAGGTTCATCAAAATTAATGTTGTAGGTTAATCCTGATCCGTCCTCTAAGAGCATCACTTGAACTTGAGACGGTCTTAAAAACTCCCAATATAAATCAACGCCATTGATATTTCTCCATCTGTAGGCATAAGCATTGCC